CACCACTTGGTAATGTACTTCCACTCACATCAGGTATATTCACTGCAAAAGTGGAACTATCACCTTTTGTAAATGTTAGGTTTCTTGTACTATTGTTAAATGATGCAGTTACTAAAAGAGAACCAGTATTCACACTTCCACCACTACCCGTGATAGCATTTATTCTACTATTAAATGATGCACTATCTGCAGTATATACGGCTTGATTGACCGTTGAGTCAATCATATCTTCATTAAATGTTCGTAGAGCACTTGGTGTAATCAATCCCGCATTATTATTTGGGAATGACATATTGTTTTCTACTTTAAGAGCTTGTTTAGTTAATTCACTCATATCTTTTATATATCCTTATTCGTTGTTTAATACTATATCAAATCCGCCAGAGTAACCATCATCAAATGCCCCACCTTTGGTTCTTGTTGCTGATTGGATTACACCAATACCTTGTTCCATCAAGGCACCATTACAACATTTCACATGGTATATATCCTCGTGTAAACACAAACATCCTCTCCTACTATTCTTTGGAGAAGATAGACCTTGTGTTGGACCGATGTAAATGCCAGAAGCATTCTCTCTATTAACTGAATAACGAAGATTGCCGTTACGAGAGTTACTCCACTTACTATTTGACCAGATTGCCATATATAAAAATCCTTTTAGATTATAACACAAAAAAGAGTAAAAGGTGTATTACCCTTTACTCCTCATTGCTTCTCTATGTAATATGTTTTCTAAAGTTTGTTTATCTGCCTTATATGATAAGAATAACAAACACTGCTCTAATGGTAATTCAGTTACTTCATCAATTTTTTGTATGTCTCCATTTGCGAGGTCAAAGATTGACGAATAGCCTTTCCACTTTTTACCAAAATTGATTTGATGTTGGGTGGAAGTCCCGTCAGATTCGTAAAGTTCAGGGTATAATTCAGTAAGTCCATTTGCAAATTGATAAAAAAAAACCATGCACCAAAATGTACATCCATTCCTACATCAAGGAAAAGTTCATCATCTACATGGCCTTGATAAGATGCTATCTCGTATCTTTCTCCTTTCTTTCTTACTACTGGTCTATAAAGGATTGACATTACCTTAGCCCAGTTGTTATCAATTGCAATAGTATCATACTTTGTAATATCTACATACGCACCATAACTAATCTTGGATAGGTTCGGTTCAAATCCATATTCTATACCATCTATTGTGATTAGTCTTTGTAGTGGAACTTCCTGATTTAGCATTAGGGAATCCAAACTTCTTTTAATCTTCTCGTGTGATTCATGTGTCATACTCATTATGACATTCACATCAATACCACATAGATGATGCATGGTATAATGGAATTGTGCCATAGGGTCATCCTCATGGTTTTGTAAATCTCTTTGTAATTCCAAATACTTTTGTAATGATATATCTTTCCAACTATCTGGTAGATTTATGTTTATCTCTTGTCTCATATTAGTTTAGGTTTATATATGGGAAGTTTGATTCTGCTAGTTTCTCTTCCAATACTTTAATGTATGTGTTTGCCCTTCTAAGGGTTGCTTCTCTTTTCTTTACCATTTGGTCCATTACGATTATTTTACTTCTTAACTCTTCATTCTCTTCTCGTAAGGATTGTGCGAATAAGATTAACTCTCGTAGTTCTTCTTCATCCCATGTTCTATCTTCTTTCATATTATTTGTATAGATTTTTTGAATGTTTGCCTTCATAACCCATATCATGGTATTTTTTTTCTAATTCCAATGCTTCTTCTCTTGTTTCACATTTGTGTAGTATTTTGTAATTAGTGCAATCTCTACCACACTCTGATTTATGATTCCTAAATCTTCTTGCTATACTATTTGTTGCACCAATATAATTGTAATCCTCTAAATGATAAACATAAAAATAACCATCTAAATCATAGGATTTGTGATACTCTTTATTATTATCTCTCCACTTTTTTTTATGAGCTCTTATCTTTTCTTTATTCTGTAATGCCCATTCCTTTTGTTTTTCTTTATCTTTATATGGCATATTAAATTACTTTATACTAAAACTATATTTCCCTGCACTTTGTTTCTTTATACTCAACTTACTCATTACCAAATATCTCATTGCATCCATTGAGTGGTCAAATGAATCTTGTGGAACTTCGGTTACATACCCATACTTATCTGCTGCATACTCATAAGAATATGCTTCATTTATTACATTCTGACTTCGTTTAGTAATGTGCAACTTAAAGTTCTGAACTACACCAATACCAAACCTTCTACTATCAGCACCCTTTACCACTGCTTTTGCATTAAATCCTGCACGATATAGTTCCTCAATATTTCTTGGTTCGGAACTATCGCACCATATTTCGTCTCGTTCTATTCCTATTTGTTTTAGTTTGTTTATTATATCAACTACTCGTAAATGTGATTCATATATTACTTCATCAACATACAAGTTATCTCCATCTCTAAAAACAGCAACCATAGCCGTTGGATCATTCCAACCCCAGTCAAGACCGAAACCAACAAACTCTCCTTTAACTTCATCAACAATCTCAAATTGATATATTGCACGGTCATTAGCAGCATATTCTCCAAGGCCGTAGATTGTCCACTTCTTTGGTGATTTGAATTGCAAGTCCTCAATTGCTTTTACCATCTCTTTTGGTAGGTAAGGATTATCGCGATAAGTAGTTACATATCTATCACAATCACTCATCTGCCTTAACCAATGGTATGGTGATATAGTTGGGTTATATGCAAGGATTATCTTTCCTGTTGTTCTAATTGATAATTGGAAATAACTTTCTTCATCTACCTCTGATGCTTCATCTATAAAAAGTATATCACTCTTAACACCTCGTAGTTTCTCTGGGTCATCTGTATTTAAGAAAAGGAATTGTGTTCCATTAGGGAATGTATATATCCTATCTGATATATTAAATTGATTTTCAGAATAGATACCGAGTTTGGTTAGGATGTCTTTGAAATCCTTCATTACCGTACGCTTTAAGGATGGCACGGTCTTTCTTACTATGGTAATATCAATTGATTGCTTAAACCCCTCTACAATCAGGTATTGAAGGATTGAGTAGGTTTTACCACTACGAGTCCCACCAATGTGATGACTAATCCTTTTAGTAGATTCTATTAGGTGTTCAAATGTAATTGCTGTATCAATTGTTACTTCCACTCTTTGTTATGTTTACATTTATGGAATGTATCCTCTGGTCTATCTCTGCCTTCATTTCTGTTCTACTCAACTTTGGAAGTGTGTATTCCATAATTTTAAGTGCAATATCAATAGCCCTTTCTGGGTCTCTTTTCTTTATCTCTTCCAAATCTTTGGTAAGAGTATTCAATGTATTATTTACTGCTCTGGCTAGAGTAAGTTTCATCTCTTCGGTACTTCTATTTAGAGCACCTGCAGGTCTTCCTTTGGCTAACTTATGTCCTTTCTGAAATGGCATGATGAAATTATTTTATATTATTTATATATAATAACACCCATATCAATTTGAGTTGTATATGGGTGTATATATTTATATATCAAAGAAGAGAGTGTGCTTATTCTTTTTTTGTTCGTGTTCTATTCTACTCTTGGCAATCTCCATATATTCATCTTCTCTTTCTATACCAATAAAGTTCATACCTTCTCTTACACACGCTTTACCAGTACTTCCACTACCCATAAATGGGTCAAGGACTACTCCACCCTTTGGTGTAACTAAACGAATAAGGTATGCCATTAAATCAGTTGGCTTTACCGTAGGATGCGAGTTGTGTTGTGGTTGAACTCCTTTTTGAGTAAATGAACCCATACCTGTATCTGTTCTTGTATCAGGTCTTTTAACTTCAAACTCATCACATCCTTCATTCCTATCCTTCTTACTCGCTTTGGGACAATAAAAGAAACGAGATGCTCCACCATTATCATTATACCCTATTCTATTTATTTCTTTTACACCCGATGTAAAGTTTATATCATTCTGTGGTTTGCCTTGAAATGGTGGCATATTCTTTCCACCTTTTATATTGCCACTCTGTTGGTCTAATATATAGCATGGGCAGTTAGGGTCTGTATGTATTACCATATCTCCCTCTTCTTTTGGTCCTACTCCTTCATAAGAACTTTCACCACCACCGAACTCGCCAAAGCCTTTTACTTTACCTTTTGGCCAATGTCCTGATTTAGGTGCAGGTTTAGTATGTGTTGTATCACAAGTGCATTCAAAGATTATGTTTGCCGGGAACCTACCTTCTGTTGTTTCTACTCTTTCATGTTGAATAGTTGGATGTAATCCAAATAGTGTATTATCTTGTTTTACATCTGTTGAATGTATAGGTGTTGTTCTTACTTCATTACCTATTCTACACCCATCTACATTTATACCACCAGTACCCCACTCCAATACATTATCTGCTACCGTGCCCTTAAATGGTTTTCTTGCCATAACGATTGGTTCGTGTGCAGGTTTAAGAGCAGTTCCCCATCCTTCCCATTCGTTTGTTATTTCATAAACAGGTATTTCACCATTTACTTGTGTCCTATCAGTAGCAACTTCACTATATCCTTTCTTATTTGTTCTATAAGAAAATCCTGATGGATTACTTGTTTTTGCCTTATCATTATGATTAGTGGCAACCAATCCTTTTTTAGTTCCTACTTGTACTAGATTAGCCTTACCACCAACTTTAATCTTTTCTATATTCTTTCCTATGTTGTGCGATTTAGGGAAGCCTGAGCCGTATATCCACATTATTTGGTCTCGTATCTCAAACCCTGCATCTTCTACTGCTACGGCTTGTCTGTGGTATGTTCTACTATGTGAAAATGAAAGTAGATGACCTCCTGGTTTTAATACTCTCAATACCTCTTTCCATAACTCGGGGTTATT